TCGGTATGAGTTCTCAATTTGATACAATCCCAAGTAAAAAAAGACAGAACCCGTCAATTAAAAGTTCTACCTTTAAATTTCATTAATATTCGTTCATTGAATACTCTATTAGTCTGATTGTATCACTCCATTTCCCATCTGAATACACACATATCCAAATGTTTTCCGGTGAAATGACTGCAGGTTGAATAATCCTTAATGATTCCGGTATTCGCTGCCTCATCTCATAACTATCCAAAGAGCTTAAAAACCAGTCAATATATTCTTGACTTGTAGAGCCGTCTTCAGCCGCTATTGAATTAGTATTTGTTTCAAATGATAAAACAACTGGCTTGTTATCTTGAGAAAAAATTTTTATCAATTCATTGAATTTTGTATCAAACTGTAAATCAAAATTTGTCTCACCAAACCATTCGTGTGCATTACAAAAATTATATAAGTGATAAGCATATGTAGCTAATTCAGAAGCTTTTTCTCTACCTAAAGCTAATTCTTTAGTTTTGTCTAATCCAGTATTAACATAAAGGCTACCATGTTCAAATAAACTGTTATCTTGATTGATAAAATTTTTGATGGTTCCATAACTAGTATGAACTGAGTCGACAAATGTTTTATTCTTTTCGCTATCTTTACCGTACTCACTTGGTACTATATTCAATAAGAAACTTAAAGCTTCTCTAACTTTGTATTTCGATTCCAAGTCCACTGGTTTTAACCCTTCAGAAATTATTGAATCAAGAAACAATGTACCTGTTGCGTGATAAACCGTGAAGTCCATGAATCCTCCTTAAACTAAGAATGTTATTTTTATCGATTATACCACAAATTTTAATATAGAATAATACTTTCAAAAACATATCCTAGTTAAAGTGACACGACCATACTATTTTTTCAATAAAGGATATCATCCATCATGAAGTCACAAGAAGTCACAGCATTAGGCTACGACTTCACTACCGTTTTTCAATTTGAAAGTTACTTTACGATTGTGGCTAACATTAACTTTGTCTACCATCGTTTCCCAAAGCAAGTCATCAAACTCACTTATAAGCCCACTCTGCTGATTGAGTGTCTCTAAAAATTCTTTGAGGTCTTTCTGATGACGGGCTGCTTCCAGTAGCTGCTTCTCTATCGACTCAAATTCACTAACCAGTGCATCATGCCGCTCGACCAAGTTACTGTACTTTTTCTGGTAGGTATCTTGGTCCTGTGGCATTATCGCATTCTCTTTCACTAGATTGGAAACCATTTGAGTGACTACTTCTACCTCGGTTTCAAGCTCAACCAACTTTCGTTCAAGGTCAGAACTTTCCCCAACGTCAAGTAACATTTCTAGATTCTGGATAATCTCATCCTTATTACTGATAACCTTATTGATTGCTGAAACGAACCAATCCTTAATTTCATCTTCAGTAACATGAGGAGTGGTACACTTCTTTTCGCCCTTGTACTTCTCATTACATTGGTAGATAACCCTTCGATATTTTGATGTGGAGTGCCAGACCTTGCTACCGAAGTAATGCCCACAATCACCACATACCAGCTTTGAACTAAATAGTGTAGTACTACCCTTACCCTTTTCTTTCCTATCTAGTGATGCTTGAACCGCATCAAACGTTTCTTTATCTACAATAGCTTCATGGTTATTTTCTACATAATACTGTGGTAACTCTCCCTTGTTAATGTTCTTCTTTTTGGATAGAAAATCAATTGTGTAGGTTTTCTGAAGGAGGGCATCACCCTTGTACTTCTCATTCCTTAACATCCGTTTGATGGTCACAGAACTCCAATGATTCTTACCACTAGGTGAAAGGATACCTTGTTGTGTCAAGTCTTTTGCAATGCTATAGGGAGTTTTACCAAGCAATGCCTGTTGGAAAATGTAGCGGACCGTCTTAGCTTCTTCCTGATTAACGACTATTTCACCATTTTCGCCCTTTTCGAAGCCCATGACGTTGGTATAGGGAAAATGTACCTTTCCTTCCGCAAACTGTTTCCGTAAGCTCCAGGTAACATTCTCGGAGATGCTACGGCTTTCTTCTTGGGCCAAGCTAGACATGATGGTAATCAACAGCTCACCCTTTGAATCTAGAGTCCAGATATTCTCTTTCTCAAAGTAGATTTCAACTCCGACTTCCTTCAACTTACGAACTGTTGTCAATGAATCAACTGTATTTCTTGCAAACCGACTAACTGACTTGGTAATAATGAGGTCAATCTTACCAGCCAATGCATCCTCAATCATGCTCTTAAAACCAACTCGAAGTTTAGTATTAGTGCCACTAATACCTTCATCCGAGTACATTTTGATAAACTCCCAATCGCTTCGACTTGAAATGTATTCTGTATAATACTTCATTTGAGATTCATAGCTGGTTGTTTGGTCTTCATGATCAGTTGATACCCTCGCATAACCTGCTACACGACGTTTCTTAGGTAGCGAAATGCTAGCTAACTCTGAGTTTCTAGGCGCATTTGCTTCAATAGTTATGACGTTTTTCATAAGAAGTGCTCCTTTCTAACCTTCAGTTCATATTTTCTACCTTTTATAGGAAAGACGGTAATTAAACCTACTGATGAGTCATAAATAACCTTCTTGATATTTTCGGTAACCCAATTTTTATCTGGTTTAAATCCAATTTTATCTTCAAATGTAGCTAATATCCGTTTTTCAGATAAAGTCTTACTAGGACAAGAGGATGTTCCGAACCTGTCTCTAGTGCGGCAACAGTATCTGATGGTTCGGTGTACCTTTTTGGAGTCTACTCTAGTAATCATTATTTTTCCACAATGGCTACACTCGATTAACTCTCTAAAAGTACCTTTGTGCATATGGCTTTCCTGATGCATTACCTTGTACCGACGTTCTTTTTCTTGTAGTACCACATCAAAATAAGACTTTGAAACAATGGCTTCATGAGCATCCTCTACAATATACTTATTCTTTTGCCCATTATTTCGTTTAGGATTTCGTGAAAAGGGTTCTCGGTAAGTCTTCTGTAATACCAAACGTCCAAAGTATGCTTCCTGCTTAAAGAACTCTCGGATACTAGAGACTGTGAAGGGATTCCCCAGTCGTGTCAAAACTCCTTGCTCATTTAACTTTTTAGTAATCATTGGGACATTATCTCCGTCCAAGAACCATTGAAACACCTGTTGTACAACCTTTGCTTCATCAGGCTCAATGACATAATTCTCACCATTCCAACGGTAGCCATAGATATCTTGAGGTGTATGAGGTTGACCCTGTTCAAACTTTTTCTTAATCTGCCATCTTAAGTTTTCACTGATGTTATGAGATTCTTCTTGAGCGACAGAAGCCAGGAGAGTTAACATCAACTCGCCTTCGGAACTTAGGCTATCTATCCCTTCTTTTTCAAAGGTAATTCCTATGTTCTTTTGTCTAAGTACACGCACTGTAGACAATAGGTCAACGGTGTTTCTACCGAACCTTGCAATGGATTTAGTTAAAATTCTATCAACTTTCCCCTCATCACATGCCTTTAACAAATCTTGTAACCCTTGACGGTTACTTTGTTCTTTACCGCTGATGCCTTCATCATAATAAACGCCAACCAATTCCCAGTCTGGATGAGACTGAATTAATCTACTATAATAGCTGACCTGAGTGGATAACGAATGATGTAGGCGACTATCAGATACCCTCGCATATGCTGCTACACGCAACTTAGGTTTTTGCGGTGTCATCATTGGTTGAATTCGTCTAACTGTTCTCAATTTGATACACTCCTTTCGCTACTATATATCACTCTAAAGGCCTCATTTATCAAGTCTTTAGGTCGATAATCTACTAATAAATGGTTGATATTTTTCAAGCATCTTTTCCTTAAATTGCTGATGAACTTCCTCACTAATAATCCTAGATTTTAGGAGTCTATCGGCCTGTATCATGGTCAGTTGGTAAGTCATCTCATCTTGTAATTTGTCATTAGTCATAATAGCCCTCCTACCTTACTAAGTAAGGCTGAGGGCATTTTTTCCGCTTTTTAGGCAAAAAAAATAAGCCTGACAGAAAATACATTCCATCAGGCTTAACATAAGTTACTGTTTAATTGCCTTTTCCAAGGCCTGTACTGAAGCAACCAATTTCTCATCATCAAACTTTTGTGATTCTAAAAATCGGTTGAAGTCATCATCATCTAAGTTGAGATGTACAGCTCCAGCATTTTGCAACTGAACAACTGTATCAATGTGACCAATCCCAAAGACAGCACCATTGACCACTGCCACATAACCTTGTTTCCCACTTTTTGATCGTACGACAAAATTTTTCATATCCTCATCCTCCGAAGTTTCTACTTTCTTTGTGCTAGTTGCTACCTCATAAGGCAGTCTAAACCAGCCAACCATATAACCAACCAATCCACCACTATGGCTATCCACTAATCGCCCATCAGAATACCACTTTCGCGACACACGTCGAGTGTAGCCACCACCGCCAACTTCCAGTTGATCGTTGATCCCATTACGGTTACTATCCAAATAACCATCGACATTTTGTTCCACACCTTCAAGTCCAGTACCATCAGAATCCGCTAAACAAACACCGATGTGACCAAAACTGTGACTCGGTACACGAATCACGTAAATGTCACCCGCCTGTGGGTTAACCCCTACGGCATCATAGGTGACCTGAAAACCATTGGCTTTTGCCTTATCAAGGCAGTCAATGGCATTGGTGTAAGCCATATTCTTCCCTGTTTCCTCCTGAACGATTTTGTCAATTAGAGCCACACATTGCCCACCATAAGGATTGGTAGGCACCGTCACTTTGGTATTGACTTTCGAGAGGGCATTGGCAACAACCTTTTCTTTACTTGTCATTCTCATCCTCCTTATCTTCGTTTAACTGACGTAAGACTTGTCTAATACGATTAGGCACTGGCAATCCAATACGAGTCGCATTTTCCAAGATGGACAGTCCTTCATTACTGAAGTAGAAAAAGATAACAGCTGTTCGAACTGCCCCACCTTGTTTTAAGACATGTAGGTCAATCATGTGGGCAACAGCCACCAAACAGATAATCATGGCTTTTTTGAAAATCCCTTTTTTACCGATAGAACTGGAGAGGTTCTTCTCGACAATGGCTGCCATAATCCCTGTCACATAGTCAATCAACATAAAAATCAAAAGGCCATAAAGAAAGCCATCGACTTCTCCAAAAATAGAACCGATGACCCCACCGATTCCTGAAAACACTAACTTATTTGTTGAAACTGCTTGATGCATTTTGTCTCCTTTAAGCGGTACGTCGCCACCGATAAACTGTAATATAAGGCTGTAAACTAGAAGTTTCGGAGGTATTCCCTCGAATAGCCGTATGGTGAGAAAGGGGCTTACTTTTCAAGTCATTTACAATTCCACCACTCACAACATAGGTTGGATTGGTATCTCCTGTATAGGCTTGGTCATGGACAAAACCGAGAGTATCCGCACGACCATTACCTGAACCAACCAAGGCAACCATATCACCTTTTCCGTGCTTATGAGTCTTACTACCTCCAGTTTTCGATACGGAACTAAATTCTGCTTCGCTCTCAGATACACCCACTAACGTTCGTCCATTTCCAAATCGTTCCCACTTCCCTCCCATAAAAGTTGAAGGATTGGTAGAACTCGTTGATTCATAAATTGTTCCAACTGGATAGAAGATATCAATCAACTTTTTGTTTCTCATGATGATATCGCCATCGAAATAGGATGGCTGACTACCATCCACATCAAGAATCCCTCTTGTCCATGCTTTTCCAATTCCCATTCCAGTTGGAGATAAGCCATAAACCACCTTTTCAGGACCAACCGTAAACTCAAAATGGCTTTCATAAAACAAATCTCGCAAGTGACCAATGATGGTATAAGACTTGGTTTGGTCATAAGTACCATTTAAGGTCGCTTGAAAATTCTCTTTGGTATGTTCCGTTGTCGTAGTCCAGTTGGCAGCTCCACCCACATTTGTCGTTTTTGTACCAGTCGCTAAATCAATGATATCCCACGTCATAGTAGCTCGATTTTTCTGAGTATTGTCTACAATCAGTGGTGCAATTTTTACTTTACGAATCACATTTAATTGATTCATTGCAGTTCCAACTCGAACCGAAGTAAAGGATAATATGGGCTTAAAATACTCAAGAAGCGTAATCTCGACTTCTTTTCTTGGACTTTGTCTTCCCCTTGAATCCGTCACAAAAGCAGAGATTTTGGCTCGCCCTACATGGTTAATACCACCTACTCCGCCATTTTGTGAACTTGTTACATTCTGAAGTTGTACCCACTTGTTTCCTTCAAATTTAAACACTTCCGCTCGATAACCACTAGAAGGAATGGTTGAACCATAAATTCCTGTGGCACCATTGAAGATGACCTTGGGATTTGACTCCAATGAAGCAAAGGTATTGCCTGTAATGGCATTTTGAGCAATTGTATTTAAATCCGATAAACTGATAGAGGATAGACTAGGAACCACCGAACTCGGAAGTTGAAGAGCCACTTGGATACGAGACTCTCCGATAACCTTTCCTCCATAAATGGTTTGTACTAAAATGGTGCCAATCCCAGAGGTCGCATTGGGGATTTGAAGAGCTAGTCTTGCAACTTCAGGTGTCCAACTACAAGAAGTAGTTGCACCTGTTGCGACCACTCCACTCAAACTACCAAATTGCCACGAAACATGATGGGTAAAGTCAGCACTTGCACGATTGATAGAAATGGTAATGGGAGACCCCATCATATTCCCAGAAACACTAGCTGTTGAGGAACGTGGAATATCTCGTAATCGTAAGAACTGATTACCCGTATTGAGTTGTCCAGGTGACCATCCACCACTTCCTGAAAAGGTCGCAGAAAAACCAATGGTCTTTTGACCATTGGAATTGTGAGCGATGGTGATGGTTTTATCAATGAGATGAAGAGAAGAGTTCATGCTATACATATCTGGTCTACCACTCCAAGAAAGAGTTTGACCATCTATTGAAACACTGGCACTACAGTTATACATTCCAAAGGTTGTTTGGCCATTTCGTAGCCACAATTGAACACGTACAGTTGAAGTATTATTGGCGGTGCTAGTTCCTGTTTCTTCTACCCTAAGTAGAAGATTGTACCCTCGGTCATTATTACTTCCATAATCTGCCATAGTCTTTCCTTTCTAAGTCTTGCTGTCGATGAAGCGACAAACCAAATGTTTGGCATTATGCCTTGCAGCTTCTAAACGATAATATCCAACTTGTAGCGTTTCAATGAATACACCATGGTGAATTTTAATCACACCAGAAGTAACGGTCATGACCGCATTCCCTGCTGATTTAATCATCATTCCTTGTGGGGTTAATTCGATAAACTCAGAATTATCTTTCTTACCAATGATGACACCATTATCACCTGCTCGCAGATAAGTGTTCACAAATTGTAAAAGTAAGGCATTACTTTTCAAATCGGCTTCAATAGCTGCGATGCGCTGTGTGTTTGCGACAAAATCCTGATTGAATTTGGCGAGTGTTTCCTTGTTACTCTTTTCAAATTCCTTATAGGTCTTGAGCCAATCAGAAACTTCACTGGCCAGTGCCCTCGCTTCCATATCCACTCGAATCGACTCCGTCTTTTCTGTTAGGATGTCCAATTGTTGCTTCATAAAACTTTGGTCGGCTTTCCCATCAATTTGCTTCATCAAATCCGCTAATGAAGGTCCAGGTGCTGTTGCGACATTCCCATCTTCAAGTTGGACATTTCGTAGCCAAACCACATCACCTTGTACCCATGTTCCAGATGATAAAGTAAAGACAAAAGAATAAGCTGCGTTACTTGAAACCTTCCAACTTGAAACCACTCGTTCCCAATTGGCGGTAAGTTGAATCGATTTTGTTCCACCTAATTCAGAGCCAATCATCATGGATACCGCCTTTGAAGCTTTTAGTTCCACCGAAAAAGTCATGGTCTGACCAATTCGTGTTCTTAGGTCAAAAAAATCTCGCTTAAAGCCACCACTTCCTGCTTTGGTACAAGTCATTTTAATCGAGATGCCACTGACAGATGTACTATCTTCTACGATTTCTTTTCGCCATTCTGACTGAAGATTAGTGAAACTTGTTTCTCTCATAGCATAGTCATCAATGTAATTCCGCCCACCTAAAACAGTCCCCTCAAAGAAAGAAGACCAAGTATAATCACTCGGGTTCGTTGAAGGTGTAGCAGTTAGTCGATTAACTGCCAAACCCAAATAGCGTTTCCCCTTAGGTGAAGAGGAAATCCCCTCGCCTTTATCACTATCCGCATACATCTTCCATGTATACAAGGTTTGACCGGTATCTCCCTTATTTCCATAAACACCAATAACGACTGGTGTCGTCAACGTTTCATTTCCGTCAGTGAAAACGGTTCGTTTGTAATTCCAAAGATATTTGATGGTATCCGTTAAAACTGGAATGGTTTTTGACCAACCACTCGTTGATGTGATAACTCCTGATTTTTGAGCACTCGCCAAATAGTATTCTTCGATTCGGGAAATGCTGATGCCTCTGTCTCCTTTTGGACCTGGAGTGAGTGACAGTTTAGAAAGTTGACTCTTGGTAGCTAGTTCTTCGCCTCTCACTTTTAAGAGTGGTGTATCAATTGAAATATTCCCATTGGAGTCCAATGAAAATACTGGCTTGTGACTTCCAGGAATAACAACCTTGTTGGCATTGACTTCTATCGCATTTAAATATTCAGTCAACACCTGATGAGAAACCAAACGACGCATCCAAGCAGAATTGGACACGGTTAGTTCATCTATCTTTGCTTTTTGAATAGCCGCAAAGCGAATTTCTGCCGCCTCTGAGGATAAATAGTCAACTGCTGCTTGATTACCACTCCGAATTGCTTCAGCTTTTGCTCGCTCAATCCCATCTTCTACATCCTTGCTTACTCGACTCATATTGGAATCAAGTACAAGACTGAGATTGGCTCGCTCCCTTTCAATCTGACATTGAACCTTTCCATCATTGAGAGTTAAAAGCTCATTTGCGACAAATGAAATGGGATTCCCTGACACCCCTTGTCCACCAAACGAGACCGTATCGTCAAATGAGATGGATATGATTTTCTCTGTTAAAGCATTAAAGCGATAAGCAACTACTTTTTTGACCACATCAACTTGGTGAAGTCTACTTTTTAGAGTCACCTCGTCCCCCAACTGCACCTCTTGTCCATCCAGTTCAAAGGCTTCAATCTCAATCACTTCTGAAACCTGATCTAAATGGTCATTGCTAAATTTTGCCATCGCCCATTGTCTCAATTCTTCCTCGGTATGGAGATTATTGTTCTCATACTCCGCCTCATGCACATAAGGATATTGATGAATGAGAGGACTCTCCACCATAACCGAAAGAGTTTTCTCTTCCTTTTCACCTTCTGGCTTAAAAGTTGAGGACGCATAAATGCGAGTGACAATAGACTGACTAGAACGAGTACGATCAAACTTTTCTAAGTTATGATGCGTTGAAATGACCACCCCACGATTCTTTCCTCGATGCTCTTTGATGGTGAATAAAAAGTTATCACGAACCAACTCTCCCTCCCAAGTTCCTACAATGGAATGTTTCCCATCCATCAACACTTTGTAAAGTGTAGCTGTCTCTGTCGTATTAAACGACCTTTTCTTTGTAATATCACTATCAAAAGAAAAGGGAGCTATATCTCTTTTAGCTTTTGAGATCAATTGCCCAAGGGCACTTTGGCAGGTCACATTTTGATTCGAAACTGGTAGAATAGAGCGACGCATGATATCATCCGTAATATGTTGGCAAGTCACACGAACCCTATCGTTTTCTTCAATTGGTTTCTTAATCCGAAAGAGTTGTTTATTGGCATAGGGAACTGGACATAGTATCAATTTATCTGTCACTAACTCTTTATAAATGCCTGAATCCGTAATCGGATAATCAAATTGAAGCGTAAAATCACCATTCAACGTTTCTTCAACTTCCGCACTCAAGGTTTCATGAAGGGGAAGTCCGTTCCATTTTGGAGTTTTAGTTTGTCCGTCTAACAAAAATAACATCACGTCCACCCCCATAATATTTCAATGTGAAGACTGGTAATTCCAGTACCAAGCACCACACCAACTTTCTTGTCTTTTTGATTGGCATCAAGTGTGATAAAATCTCCTGACCAATGAACCAACTCTCCACTTTCTGTCAAAAAACTTGGATGATGTGGGTCATTATCCATAACCAAAGTTTTGTTTAGTTGCTCCAAACCAATAACCTGTTCACCGATGGTGAAACTTGTCTCTCCAGTCGATTTACCTGAAACAGTAATCTTAGGATAAGACAGAGCTGAACCAAGCAAGGGAATTGTCCCATTCTTCGTTAAGGTATACTCACTAACTTCCTTAAAATATCGAGTAGGATGACAAAGGAAAGTGACCTTTAGGGTGAATACTCCTAAATTATCTTGAACAATATCAAAGCTATCTACCTTATAACACCAGTACCTTGTGGTTTTCATGCGCTCACTTTCAAACCAAAACCCTTCACGAGTTAAAAGAGCAGAAAATTCATTAATCTGTTCTTCAGTTGCACCAATAAGGTGAATACGATAAGCTTTCTCAATCACTTTTCGGTGCTTATTGGTCAAAACCAATCCACCACTCAAACCGTCATGTTCTTGCAGTTGGCTTTTAGAAGTCGGAATATGAAAACTTGGTCTATCTTCCACGAGTATCTTGTAAGGGAATGAGGCAGTTGATAAACCATCTATGATTAATGCATTATGTTGGATCACAACCTCACCCCTCTCAATGATTGTATTCGAGTTAACTCGTCATGAATTTTTTCTGCTACTTGATTGGCTAGTCGTTTGATATCGGCTTCTTCTCTTATCACTACATCTGTAATGGAAACATTGATGACATTGCCTCCAGTTCCCATGGTTGATGCGATTCCTTCACCGATTGCCGCAAGATTCTGTTTGGTTAAAGGCAAGACCGCCTCTTTTCCAGCTTCACCACCAACCATCAGTTGTTTCCCATTCATGCCAAAGGCTGTCGGTTTCGTTAGAATCCCTCCCTTGGCATACCAAGCAATCGAAATCTTAGGTAGTCCCCCCTTCAACCAATCAAGCGGATTGGCCGAACCACTCACAGAAAAGTGAGGTAACGGAATATGTGGCCATGAAATCTTAAAGTTAAACAGATTCTTGATGGCATTAATGGCAGAAGATACAACATTTTTTGCACCATTGATGGCGTTTGAGATAGAATTCTTGATACCATTCCAGACACTTGAAACAATGGAGCTAATACCACTGAGAATACTAGAAATGGTCTGTTGAATGCCAGACCAGCCACTGGATACAAAAGAAACAATTGAAGAAATCACTGACGAAATGACGGATTTTATCGTGTTCCAAATAGAAGATACGATTCCAGAAATAGCGGTTAAAACATTACTAATGGTGCCTTTAATTCCATTCCAGGTATTGGAAATAAACTGACCTATGGCAGACAATATCGTCGTCACAATTTGTTGAATAGCTTGCCAAACTCTCTGAAGAACTCCCTTGATCGTCTCCCATGCGCCAGACCAGTCACCAGTTATGACCTGCATAATAGCTTTGATGATTCCTAAAACAACATTGATAGCTGTTTCAACAACTGCTTTGATGATGTCCCAAGCCGTGGTGATGATTAACTGAATATTTGCCCAAGTAGCTTCAAGATAGGGGCCAATCAAAGACATGACCGTCTGAATAACTGTAGAAATGGCATTCCAGACCGTTTCAACTGCTGCTTGTATAAGGGCTTGATTTTCTGTCCACCAAGTGGTAAGAGTTCCCCAAATCGTCATGATAAAGGTACTAATCTCTTGAAGAATAACTGAAATAAAAGCATAGATGGCATTCCAGATTTCAATGACTGCTGTCCGAAAGCCTTCATTGTTTTGCCACAGTTCTTGAATCCCAACGACTAATAGGGCAATCACTGCTATGATGCCTAGAACTGTTCCAACAATCGGGGCTGCTGCAACGACTAATCCGCCAATGGTCGTTCCCATGGCGACTGCTGCCGCTTGAAGGGCTAAGAGTCCAGGTAACAACAGACCGACAACTGTAATTAAACCACCCATAATGACAATAAAGGTCTGAATGGGACTAGGTAAGTTGCTGAACCAAGTAGCGACAGATTGAAGCAATTGAGCCAATAATTCAAGAACTGGTGCCAGAGTTTCCGCTAAAACTCCACCCACTTCTGCCATGGCAGCTTTTGCCGTGTTTTGTGTAGTCGTAAATTTATCAATTGGATCAAGTGTTGCTTCATAAGTTGACGTCACAACTCCTAAAGCATTCTTAGCAGTCCCTGATAAATCATTAAATGAAAAAGCGCCACGCTTAATGGCATCGACCATTCGTGGTGCAGCTTTTGAACCAAAAACTTCTGAAGCAAGTGTCAGACTCTCTGTCTCATTTGTTGAATTTTTAATTTGTTCAACAGTTTTTGCCAGACCATCTTGTAAGGTTAAACCATCCTTGGCATAATTAACAGCCGCTTTAGATAAAGTAGAAAGTGCAGCACTTGAATCGACACCAGCTTTTTCAAAGCGCCCCATTAAGGCGACACCCTCGTCAAAGGATAACCCAAGTGACTTAATTTGAGGAGCACCAGATACGACCTTACTCATTAGATCCTGAACACCAACCCCAGTTTGTTGGGAAGTAAAGGTGACCGTATCAAGTACCATAGCGAGGTCTTTAGACTCAAGACCATAGGCTTCAATGGCCTGTTTGGCAGAAATAGCCGATTGCGTCACATCCGAACCATTGATTTCAGAATACTTAATCAGTAATGCTGAAGCCTGTGATAAAGCATCACCTGTTAAGCCAAACTGAGTATTTAATTCCCCAACGGCACTTCCTGCTGTCGCAAAGTCTGTAGGAATGGAAATGGCGAGATCTGTCGCAATATCTTGCATCCCTTCAAGTGCCTTTCCACTTGCACCAGTCTTGGTGATGATGATATCCATCCCTTCATCAACTT